AGTGGAACTGAAAAAGCAGCGTATTACAGACATGAAACATTTGAAATACAGACAAATGCGCGAAGTGTTACGAAAGTTAAAGCTGAATCGTCAATATGATCATATTCCTTACATTATAAGCCGTCTGAATGGAAGTATTGCCCCAGTTATGAATCGCGAGACAGAAGAAAAACTCAGACACATGTTCAAGGAAATTCAGCCAAGTTTCCAGAAACATTGTCCAAAAAATCGTCGTAATTTCTTGTCCTATTCCTATGTCTTGTACAAATTCTGTGAATTGCTGGAATTAGATGAGTTTTTGGCAAGTTTTCCTCTGCTGAAAAATCGCGACAAACTGTATCAGCAAAGTAAGGTATGGGAACATATCTGTAAAGAAATGGGCTGGGAATTTATACGCAGTATTTAGTAAATTTTAAAAATAAAAACGCAATTCTAGAAAAAATCGTAAAACACGTGCTACTAAATATAAGTAAGTATTGTATCTTTATAGAGAGCAATGTCCTACCCAGATATGAATCAACTGTGGTCTGTATATGATGCTCAGATGAAACAAGCAGATGATGCGTATTTAGCTAGAATAAGTGCTATGCCAGATGAAAAACTACGCGAGTGGTATCATATTATACACCCTGCAATCGCCAAAATAAAAAATAGACAAATGGAGGATACATTGCTAAAACTAAAAGGATATCCACCGCCAAACTCTGGACTATCTATTTCTCAAGTTGCAGACATGAAACTCCGACAAGTAAAGGGTCTTCCACCAAGAACTCCAGGGGCAAGTAATACTATGCAAGCTACGATTAATAGAATACCACGAGGATTTCCGAAAAGGCGTACTCGTAAGACAAGAAAGTCTCGTAAGACACGAAGGAGTAATAGACGCACGTAAATATACTATAAGAAGTATTTATAGAAGATATTTAACTATCTTGTATAAATTATTTAGAATTCTATTTAATCAGCAATTCACCGGTCTAGAAATTAACGGCGCATAGTCTAACGACTTAGCACCTTAACGGCGCATAGTCTAACGACTTAGCACCTTAACGGCGCATAGGGAATCCGACCAGGTTGGCACCTAGACCGAATCCTGCACCTTGGCGGGCAGTCACACCAATGGAAGGTGCCAGGACGTCCAACAAAGCAAAGACGGCAGCGGCGACAAGGGCCAGGGTGGCAACCTCCTCCATGGGCAGGGATTTCTTAGGGATGAAGATGGCAGCAAGAGCCACTGCCAAACCCTCCAATAAATACTTCAACGCACGGTTTACGAATTCAGATACACTAAAGTCCATCTTCTTCTATACTCTACGGTTTGAAAATAGTTCGGGAGGATTGTTAAACCCTTCCCGAACAAGCGAAAGTGCGTAAAGAATCCCAACAAACTTCTAGTTAGACGAAGAAGAAATGTCATCAAACAATCAAGTAAAGGAAGATTTTCTTGACGAGGATAATGAACTACCGGGACAACGTTTTGCTCTCTTGAGTTTCTTAAGTCCTGAGAAGGTCCTTGCTCGGAAGGATCTGTATTTTTTTGAACAATTTTTGAAAAACTATGAAATCACTTGGAAGACAAAGAATCTGGAAAAGTTCTTGGCAAAACAGGTTATGGATTTTAACGCCAAGTTGGATGCGGAGGCAACTCGCCTCGGAGATGCCGATTTGAGTGAGGCCTCTGAACTCTGTCGTCAGGCCCGTATTCCAGTAAATACGGTTCTAGAAGAGTATCAACGATTTTTAAAGGAAAATGCCAAGGATATTACTACTACCACAATCAAGGATTCATACGAGGATTTTCTATTTGCCCAGGGAAAGAAGATGGAGGACGATTTCCTTGCTAAGAATAATTTTCAGACATCGGTTCGTGGACTCAAGATTCGTGGATCCTACAGTACACAAGAGGAGGCTGCGGCTCGGGCAAAGAAGCTTCAGCGTAATGATCCTGTACATAATATTTACGTTGCAACTGTCGGAAAATGGCTCGCATGGGATCCCAATCCTCATGATGTAGCCGACCAGGAGTATGCTGAGGATGAACTCAATACCTTGATGAAGGCCTACAAGGAGAATGAGGAGCAGCGTGAGCAATTCTATAAGCAGAATCCAGAGGCTAAGAAGGGTGGTAAGGTAGGAGTACGCACTGAGAAGGAGGTCATGAGTGTTGTTGGTCCTAGCACAGAAGCATCAGAAGCATCAGAAGCAGCAGCAGCACCAGCAGCAGCACCAGCAGCAGCAAATACAACCCACGCAGGTCTGTTCAATGAGAAGGAGGATCTGTTCCTCAAGCGCAAGAATGAGGGAAAGAAGGATTAAATAATTTCTTATAGCATTTTAGTAAAATGACTTAAGAAGTATTAGAAGGTTTTAGAAAGATTTAATCTCTAATAATCTCTAATAGATTTCAGAATTAGGTTGAACAGATTCAATATTGTATCGGGGTAGAATGGGAACGCAAGTCTTCTGCTCACAAAAATAGCCCTCGGCGCAAGGAGTACGTCCTTCTTCGCAGGAAGTTGCCATCATATCATTAAAACCACTTACTTGAGGAAGCATTGCTTGTAGGTAAGGAAGAACAAGTAATAATCCAAGAAATACGACAAATAGTCCTACTAAACTGTATGCAACTTGGCGAGCCATTCTTTCTACTAGACGAACTAGATTTCAAAGGATCCTAACTAAATTATTTCACTTAAGGATATACCTTGAGCAGGTTATCCGTAAGAATACACCTTGGCAGGTTATCCAAGTAAAGATACTCCCCCTTTGGGCGAGCATCCATCCTTAAGGATATACCGGGAGACCTGTACTCTGAGGCATAGAAGGAGGCACCGCTTCTACACACCATCCATTCATACAAGACTCTCCAAACCTACAAGGCGCCTCATCTACTCCACACCTCCGCGCATCAGGAGATCCTATAAATGATTCATACTTGATGACAAAGAAACTCAGTACTAACGCAACAAAAAATAGACTCAAAGCACAAAACATTGTAGAGTTCATAGTTTGTTCTTCCTGTTAGATGTCCTGAACATTAATACTGTTTTCGTACCACAATAGACGGCCCTTTTAATCGTCTAGAATTTGTCGGGTCGTAGTTATTTATATCCTCCTCATCCTTATCACGGTAATGAACGGCATTGTGCTGCCAGAACTCGGGTGCTCCAATGCGGAAATCTCCTTGAATATTTGCCTTGTACCAAAAAATCGCATCTTCCAGTTTATTGGATCGTGTATTATTATTAATCACCAAACATTCAAAATTCTCTGTACATTGGTCCATAATTTGACAAAAAAACTCAAAATTCGGGAAAGCCGCTCCAAAATTCTGAAAAATACGTTGTCTATTACTAATATACGGCTCACGCAAAATAAATACATAATCTACATTGGTACGAAGAACAGGAGGAATTCCAAGAGGGTACTGCATCGTAATTAAGAAGAAAATCTTTTGGTGACGACCATTCAAAAAACAGTAGCGAATATTCTTATCGTGAATCCAGCTGTCATCGTACAAACAATCATCCAAGATTAAAAAAGACCTCGGATCCAACTTGGATTTTTGTACCATTTGACCAGGAGCCCGTGGAGCATTTTCCTGTTGCTGAATTTTACTTGTAATCAACTTCTGGCGTTTCACAAAATTTGCTAAAATAGCTGCATTGTATTCCCCATGAATGAAAATTGGTGGAATAATCTTCCCATAAAATGAATTGGATTCTTCCGTTCCACTGATTACAGTTCCCATTGGAATATTTTGGTGATGAAAGAGAAGATCTTTTACAAGAGTGGATTTTCCAGTACGACGACGCCCGATAAAGACACATACAGCATCTTGAGGAATCATTTTCATGTCAAACTTTCTGAGTTTTACACTTTGTGCCGATAATGAATTCGTGGGAGCTGCTGAGGCCATTTCTATTGCTGATCATAGAGAACAACTTAATTTTGCTAGATTTACGGATTTTATAGGGTCTAATTCCTAAAACGCGTGAAAAGAAAGGGAAGGAAAGAGAAAAACCCGGAGAGAAGAACTCTATGCCACCCAAACGAGGAAAAGGAAGAAGGACTGTCTCGGGATCGGGGCAAGGACAAGGACAAGGACAAGGTTCAAAACTTGCCTTGGATGTACGAGAATCTAATCAAACTCTACTTGCTAAATTTGCTGAAACACAGCCTCATTTAACCCATATAAATGATTCAATTCCTATCTTCAAGGAATTATTATCACCGAAACTCAGAGGAGTAGGAAAATCAGTGACGTTAGATTCTGGATATACACTCCTTGACTGGAAACCAGATCAACCTTCTTCCAATGAAGGATTACTTACTATTCAAAAAACTAGTCAACAAGGCCCTCAACAACAAAGTCAACACCAAGCCTATCAAAAGACAATTCCCTTGATCAATCCGTATCACTGGATGCGCTACGGAGAACGTCCTATTCTGCCATTCAACTGGAATCCTCAAACAAAAACTATTTTGGCACCTGAAAATCAAGCCTATATAGACACTATTGCAAGTGCTCTCGCAAGTAAACTGCGAAATCATCTTTCCTCGCCTCATTTCTGTACCTTTTACGGAGCATACAGAGCAGTTACAGACTCGTACAAATACAATCTGGAAGACGATCTAGATGAATTCAGGTTTACAAAATGGTTTTGGGAAGCCTTGGATTCAGGTAGTTTTTCTTTATGTGTGACTGAAAAATCCTCTGGACGTCGTTTATCTGTAGAGGAACTGAAATCACTTCTCAAACCAGATGACGAATTCCTAGATGATTCTAGTAATTCTAGTGAGTCTGACTCCGATACCGAATCTGGTTCAGCTGGCTCAACTTGTTCTGGTCTGAGCGCAGAGTCTCTAGAGGGACTAGAATCTGCCTCTAACGTAGTCACAACCTCCTTGGAAGAAGTAACGACCCTAGGAAATGAACTAGATGAACCAGTTCTTTCAATCCAACGCAGACAAGGCTTTGCTACACGGTCCGTCACATCCCTCTCCACGGCCAGTGATGATTCAGATGCTTCCTTTACAGACGAATATACAGTATTTGCCGAATTCAAAGGAATGCCAGTTGTTCAAGTATTCCTGGAAAAATTAACCGGAACAATGGATTCTCTTTTGGAAACTTCTGAGCTTGCCCCCGCAACTACGGTCCAAAAAGAAACCATCTGGGCAGCATGGATCTTTCAAATTTGTGCTGCTTTATCGCAATTACAGACTGTACTCCATTTGACGCACAATGATTTACATACCAATAATGTATTATGGAAACATACCGATCAGGAGTTCCTATGGTACAAAGATACAAAGGGGCAAGTCTGGAAAGTGCCAACCTATGGTAGGGTGTTTTCCATTATTGACTATGGTCGTGCTATTTTTATATTAAATGGGCATACATGTATCAGTAGTGACTATGATGATACCCATGATGCGGCTGGAATGTACAATTTTGGACCCATTGAAGATCCTGATGAACCTCGTGTACCTCCCAATAAGAGTTTTGACTTGTGTCGTTTAACTTGTAGTCTCTTACGAGCATTGTATCCTAGAAATCCTGTGGGCAATCCCAAAGGAGCTATTCTTACGAAAGAAGGTGCTTGGGAAGTTCGTGAGACAGATCACGCATTATTTAATGTATTATGGGTATGGCTGAAAACCCGTTCGGGTGGCAATGTGCTGGAAATGGAATCTGGAAAAGAACGGTTTCCTGGATTTGAACTATATTCTGAAATTGCTTCGGAAGTTCGTTCTGCCATCCCGAATGATCAATTTGGCAAACCTGTATTTCAGCAATTTTGTTTATTGTCCACCGGAAAGGAAATACCAAGTACTACCGTACACTGTATTCCCTTATTGGTATGATGTTATATCTAAAAAGAATTTAGAAGCGAGCAGGACCGACTTGAACATCCACATCTGTTACTACAGACATAGAAGAAGCAACTGTGGATCCAAGTGTGGATCCAAGTGTGGATCCAAGAGAGGAAACCGCGGATGAACCAACAGTGGAAACTGTTGAAGCGGCAGAAGTTGCGGAGTGTGTGATGGAATTCATAAACTCCGGGACGAAGGTCCATGCCATCGCGGTAAAAATACCACCCAGGATGGTATCACGTATGAGCCCTTTTACATTTAGCTCCTTCGTTTGGTCCTGACCCTCGTCTTGAGCCATTTGAAACCCGTAACTGATCGCAGCAAGAGCAATTCCTCCGACCAGTAAACTCACCCAAAACATAGGATTTGTGTATACGTCAAGTCCTTCCATAGTTCTGACAACCTTTTTGAAAGGTTTTTTTCCGGTTTAGCGCATTTATTTGTATTACGCTAGAACTTCAAAATCATTTGTATTCAAGTCTTCTGAAGGATAGTCCGTCAAATCCTCAAAATCGGAAAGAGGTTCACCGTCCTCCTCGTCATCCAAGAAGTTCATAGCATCATCTTCATGATCGCGATTTTTTTCTACATATCCAATTTGTGTTTCATTTCCTTGCATTTTAATGACTTGATCAAAATTTGTGAAACGAACAGAAGGCTCGGTTTGTATCACAAAGGTTGGTGCTTGTGGCGGTGGTTGTGCTTGTAGCTGTGGTTGTGCTTGTAGCTGTGGTTGTGCTTGTAGCTGTGGTTGTGCTTGTGGTTCTTCTATTTTTTCTATAAGAGGCGTCTTAGTAGTTTCTACAACTTGTACAACAACGGCAGCAGGAGTCGGTTCAACAATCGCTCTAGAAGATTGTGATGATTCTTCTATCTTTTCCACAACAGGTTCTGTAGAGGTTGTATCATCTACATTTGGCAGGGTATCAGAGACAACAGGTGTCGCTACAGGTGTCACAACAACAACCTCTTCTTGAACGTTCTTTGTAACCTCTTTCTCCTCTTTCTCATCTTCCTCTTCCTCGGCATCGTCGGCCTCCTCGGGTGTGTCGGGCTCTGATAAATAATCCTTCAAGATATTCTTTACAGGTAGTAATCCACGAATCGCTTGTGCTACACCTTCGTGGAGTAATTGCTCAATTTGCCTATGATTCTTCTGTTTTTCCATGGGGGGTAGCTCATTGTGAAAGAGGTAGGCAGAAGACCACAAAAGACGGCTACACTCGCTCAAGGATCGGTGGACAAAATGCTCCAGCTTCGGGATGGTAATCTGGACACGTTTGTTCTTATTTCCAATACGAATTGCTGTCAATACTTTGGTATGCGCAATAAATACAGCAGTAACGAGTTCTTCCAAGTAATCGCATTGGATTTCGGAAATAAGCTTTGCTACTTCGCGCTGGACTTTATCCACATTCCACTCGGGAACTTGACTCAGAGTCTCCTGGAATTTCCAGAGCTGCTTCTTTGCTTGAGGCTCTTCAGCAGAGGCTTGTTCCAAACATCCCATGAAGAATCGGTGGAAGGACGGCACAAGAAAGAGAGTTAATTGACGTGTATACTCTCCCTTTGCCTCCGAATAGACTGAAGCACCTCCGTCCATAGATTCCATTGTCTAAAATCCCTTGTTGTTTGATTTGATGAGTATGAAACGCAAAGGATTATTTGTATTGGAATCACGTCAGTGATTCCTTTATTAAATAAACCGACAGAAGGATCTTGGTGTAGGAGTATTGAAGATACTCATCCATTCAAGATCCGATTAACCAACCCTGCCAAGCGCCACATGGGTCAACAGAACCCACGGACTTCCTCCATCTCCCAACAATCTGTACATTTCCACTTGTTCTTCCATTGACGAGGATTTCAAAAGATTTTTCAGTAAAATGTCCGGAAGGAGTCCCTGGGACTTGGCTTGAAGAATAGAATCGCACACTTCTTTTCGTGTAAATCCAGGAGTCCATACCGCCATTCGTTGTTCCAGCTGTTGGCGAATCTTCCTCAAATCGGCATAGCCTCGTTTTTCCAGCATCTCAATGGCACCTTGTTTCCGAAAACTCACATTTGGCATACAAATCCTTTGGCATCTGCTCAGCAAAGGTGGATTCATCGTTGTTTCATCTCGAACTTCCAAAGCAAATTCTACATTCGGCGCCGACGTCTCCAAAATACGACGCAAGAATGCTTGGGCGTCCGTAGTCAGTGTATCCGCTCCTTCTAGCCAAATCAGGGTCGGCTCCTTGGACCGATGCTGGCTGAATAAATACTGCCGTCCTTGTCTCAGTGATCTGTCAGTTCGTACCGCATGTCTTAAAAGTCTTGCTCCTCGCTCCTCCGCTCGCTTCCGAATCCATGTACTCTTTCCCGATCCACTCGGTCCCGACACGAGCCAGGATAATTTCATTGGTTGTATTCTTCCAACTCGGCTTAAGCCTTCTAGGGTTTGTTCTAGAGGATTAGAAAATACGCATCTACAGTACTAGATATAAGTTCCTAATAAGAAATTATATCTAAAAAACCATTTAAAATCCTAATGGGCAGCTGCAGCAGCCGTTGCTAGCAGACCCG